TATGAAAGGGTATGCGGATTCTCTTTTCTTCAAGAGTTGTTACATCTGGCATATTTTTTTTACCCCTTAACCGCCCGATCTTCTTTGAATCGGACCTGATATTTTATCCCACAACTGCAGCCTATATTCTGCCCGGCCGAAGCCGTTGGATCATGTGGCCTATCCATTAAATCAACCCCGGAACCGTCCCCCCTTGATACCTGAAACTTTTCATCATCTGGAATAGTTACCAGGTGTTGTTCCTCATGGTACCACCGGGGCTCCTTTGATAAGTTCCGGTTATGAATCCAGGTTTTAACCCCTTCTAATTGGGGGTTGCTTGCTAATACCCGATCTTTGTATTCTGCGCGAATCATTTCAACCGTCGATCTAACCTCTGTTACTGCTATATTGCGAATGTTTCCAGGTACGCCGGTCGTAGGATCGCGCTTTGTATAATCTTTAAATGTTTCGGTTATTTTAGCTTTAAATGATTGTATCAGCTTAGGGTTTATTTGTGAAGCCTTAATCCCGCGCTGATATTCCATCCTTTTGTCATTTGTGCCGTCAAATTCTTTTAATGAGGATCTTAAATCTGCCTCTAAGCGAGTCCGGAGCGTGTCTGTTATAAGGTCGCCTTTCTCTGCAGCCTTCACTATAAAGACGCTACGTTTAGGCAGTACCTCGGAAATATCCGGTAATTTTATTGTCTTGGCTTTTGTTTCACTTACACCCTTTAAGCTTATCCGGTAATTTTCAGCACTAAGCCGCCCCATTGCATTACTGATTTTTTCCTGATTATGGGAAAGTATTTCTTTAATGACCCGCTTATATTTTTTTCCCTTGATATTCTCTGTCCCGTATTTTTCTTCCAGGCGTTTAAAAAAACTACTTGCCATTTTTAACCATGCTCTTTAAAACGTTAGCCGCCAGGCTGTACAATCTGGATTTATTGACCTGGCTTTTTGACTCTTCCCATTTATCCGCTAACATAGCTTTGAAATCTTCGATTTCCATTTCTTCCATAAACCCAAAGAAGCCCGGCCGGTCATAATGCAGCGTATAAGCTTTTTTTGCCTGCTCTGCAGTATTAAAACCTAACATGACTTTATCTTCATCATAGGATCCGGATACCGGATCGTTTTGATGGATTATAAAAACCCGGGAAGATTCTTTCGCGTCCCCTATGTAGCAATCTAAGTGATCGCCGTCTTCCCCTTCCGTGCACCTGATATAACCGTAAGGGTAAAGCATTTTTATAGACCAGCCGTGCCCATCCTGATCGACGCCTGATCTTACGCTGCCTTTTGCATTTTCGATTGATATTTTAAGTCCCTGGAAGTCAAGACGGCCCTCTAACTTCCGGTCCGCTTTGTAGACTGGCTTTAAATGGATAGCATCAAGGCTTTTTCGTACCTCCTGGCCGCCGCCCTGATCATCAAGCAGGGAAAGAACATCATTTATAAACGCGTCCGGGGTGCCCTGGTAGTCTTCCATTAAAGAAAAAATGTCATTCTGTAACAGATTAAAGAACGCGATCAGGTCCAATTCTAAAGGACCCATCTGTTCATCGATAAAATCAGGATTTACTTTTTTGTCAATTAAAATATTATTTTCCATTAATTAATAAATTCTGTTTGCTTACACCGGAAAGACCATTCTTTCCCGTCAAAGAAAGCGTCACTTTCTGCGTAGAAGGTCCCGACCTTTTCGTCTGCCTTTTCAAATATTTCTACAGTCATACCTTTTTTAATTTTTTCGAAATGAATAGTAATCCCATTATGTTTGACTATTCTATCCAATTTGACCCCCCTTTCATACAGACCGCTTTTTTTATTGGCATATAATCCCGTATTCATTTTATTAGATCGCTTTCATATTAAAGGGGTTAAGCTGGCTCCCATCCGGTGCCGCTGGCTTTGCCCCTTCCGGCTGGTTAAGGCTGTCATTACCTGCCTCAAATATTGGATCGTCGCCCCTGGCCGATCTGATTTCGTTTTTCGTCCAGGTGCCACTCCCAAAGCGTAAAGCGTCAAGCTTGACCTGCTCTGTTTCCGTAAGTGTCTTTTTATATTTAAAAATATGATCGGTGCCAAAGCGATAAGGCAGAATATCCCGGCAGATGATGGACTCCCATTTTTGCATAATTGGCCCTGTGCCCTTGCCAGCTTCAATTTCCCCCTGCTCTTCGCTGGTCTCCTTTCCGCTGGTAAACTCCCCGCCAGCCAGGTTTATTTCCATGTTGGTCATATTAAACACAAGGGCTACGTCTCTTAAAAGCTTGTCCTGCCTGTCTGATTGTGCTTGAAAAGTATCAGCCTTGCTTATATCTAATACTAACGGGTGCCCTACACCCTGCAGGGTAACGACGGCCCCTTTGCGTAGCATGTTAATTTTTTCCTCTACGCGTTTTTGCTCCCCCTCTGTAAGCGTCGGCAGGGATAATTCCCCGGTCAGGTCCCCGAAAGCCGTCGGGCGCTGATCACCCCAAACGACCATTTTTTCCGGCTCTTTAGTGCCGTCTGCTCTCTCTGCAGCAAATTGATCAAATAAAAGCTGTTCAGATATTTTATTGATAAGCGCATCAAGGGGGACATATCCATAAGAACGGGCAGCACTTGGCAGGTAGTTAGTGAAAGTCATTTCATCTTTAAAGTAGATTTTAGGCATGTGGCCGACTACCATTTGAACATAACCGGTTAGGCCGCCAACATGCACAGAGCGCAGCGGGTAAGTAGTACCGCCCGGAAGCACGTAGAAATTTTCCATTATGCTATAATCTTCCGTATAATCTTTAAATAAAGCGGTTGCCCCGTGAATCATTAAAGACTCGACCCATTTTTTAGTTAAATCAAAAAAATCGTCTTCCGGGTTGCAGTTATTAAGCCAGTCAACGATCTCTTGTTTACGGCTGACAACCTTTCGATCGTACTGCTTTTTATATCTTAGCATGGCATTACTGAAATTAACTAGGTCGTCTCTAAGGTCCGGAAGTTCTTTTTGTAATAGGGTTTTTATTTTGAATCTTAATACCAGGTGCTTTAAATCGTTTGGGTTGTCATATTCGTCATAGATTTGCTTAAGGTCCCGCAAACGCTGGATAGTATCTTCCTCGATCTCTTTTTTATGTATGATGTCCCACTGTGCCGCCGCGATCCTGTTCATCCGGCTACCGACGACCGCTTGCACGTATCCGGCCGACTGCATGATCCCGATCCGTTCATCCGGTGAAAGGGTGAACAAGGGCATTTGCATTTTACCGGTCATCGTTTCGCCGCGCTTAGTTACACCGGTAACCCCTCTTAATTCGCTAAGGGTGAAAACATTTACCCCCCGGTAATTCCTATAGTCTTCCGGCTGGTTGTATAAGCTACTATCAGCGATCATGTACTTCGGCATTTAACACCCTCATTTCTTTTGCAACAAAACAACCAAGCGCCGCGCAATTAAGCAGTAACACTCGGCAAGCATAAAGTGATCGGGGTTATTACCCTCGACCCATTCATAACAGCCCTTACTACCTAAAAAGGATCTTTCCGGATTAAAAGTCCTGGTACTGGCTGTCATCTGGTTAATAAAGTTTTTATAGTTATAAATATTTTTAGGGTAAATGGTCGCCTTTGTCAATATAGCTTCCTTTACCGCATCAAAGGCCGGTGTCCTCTGTACTGTTATCGTTTTTGCTTTAAGGTTGACATTATCTTCTTTAACGGCTCCAAAGTAACAGACAAAGCCTAATTTAAACCGGTTTATTATTTTTCGGGCTTCCCTGGTTTCCGGGTTTCCATCAACTACCACGACTTTGACGTTATGGGATCTTAATACGCCGATCGTTTCTATAGTGTCTTGCACTTCCCCGAGGTAAAGCGTCCTAGTCCTGCCATCGGCTAATATTTCTTTAATCGATATATTGTACAGTTTTCCAACGTCAACGCCGGCTATGACCAGCCCGTTACTTTTGCAATAGGTGTAATCCTCTACACAGTCAAAAAGCATATCCCGATCAACCCGGCTCCCTGGTGCTGTGTAAGCTTCCCCAAAATCGCCATTGTAAACGCGCTGCATGACATCCGGGTTAGTAATGCCTTTAATAAACCTGCCCATTATTTCCACATAAGGGACAGTCCCGGTAAATAGCTTTGTAAGCCTGTAGCCGCTTCTCAGGCTTGGCCTTTCTGCAGTAGGCACCCATAAGCCCCGGCCATGCTGATCAATCGCTTTGTTGCACTTATGGCAAATCGGGCGAATGTCCCGGCCGCTGTTCCAGGTCCACTCCGGATCGCGGATAACATACCGGCCCTCGTCTATCTCCCTTACAACATGCTTGAACCAATTTAGCCGG